GCTCTATAGCCTGCATACGGTCAGCGTATGCCTTCGTTCCCGGCCTAATGCCTGCTGCTATCAGATCAGAATTGGCTTGGTCAGTCTGTTGCGCGTAATCCTCGTTCGCCCTTCCCATCATTGCGTCGATAACGCTCTGGCGCGTTGTGTCGTAGCTTCCCGGCAAGGCGGGAGCGCCGGACAGGTCTAGCTGCTTCCCTATAACGCCCTGTAACGCGGTTGCGCCCTGAATGCCTAAGTCCCCTAACAACCCTTTAGTCTGGTTGCTCTTGTCGAATAGGGCTTGCTGCTCAGGACTGAACTTCTGCGTGATTGTGGGGATTAGCCCATCGCCAGCAGTCGTAAAGGCGTTTCTATCAGGAGCTACGGGAGCTGGCCCTTTATCCCCACCGAAGAATGAGCCGAACTGGTGGCCGGTGCCTGTGCCTGAGTTGTATGCAGACAGAGCCGTAGTGTACTTGGCTAACGCATCGTTATACCCCGCCGCGTCGAAAGTGGGGGAGTCGTTATACGATACTGTTTGAGTGCCGTAGGGGTTTATTACATTGGGATTGTTTAGCTTGGCTGATGCAATAGCGGCGTCTTTGTTGGCTGCGCCTTGTGCGGTTGCTGCTGCTGCGTAGTCTGGTGCCGGGGGCGGCGACGGAGCGCACATAGTAAATCCTTATAAGTTGGAAGTGGTTTGTACGCTGTCGGCGTTGAACTGTTTGCTGTACTGCTTTGCTACCTCTTGATAGCCGAGACATTCCATAAGGCGTCCCGCTTGATTCGTCAGCTTTGCTGTCATCATTATTTCTACAGCGCCGCGTTTCCTGCATTCCTCCTCCACAAACTTAACCAGCCTGATACCGTTCCTCCCCTTGCGATATTCCGGCAAAAGGAAGAAAGTATCTTCAGTGGCTATCATCATCTGCGTGTGCATCGAAGGGACTATGTACATCGTGGCGTATCCAACCACTTCCCCCTTATCCCTAGCGATACACTGCATGAGCCAGCCAGCATTTTCATACTGGATATACCGATCATATCTAGGCTCAAACTTCTGCCCATGGCGATACATCTCAGTCTCAGACCAATGGTCTACAGCAAGCCTGATTACATCGTTCCATACATCTTTCAGCGACTCTACCGAAAACTCTAAACTCATAACACCCCGCCGCGTTCAAAGACGTAATCACAGCTAAGCCATTGAACTGTTAAATAGTTTGTGGATATCTGAATCTTCCCCGCTGCGCTATAGCCAGACCATTCGCTAGGACTTGTCCAGTTTTTCACTACATCCAGGCCTCCTGCCCAATAGGATGAATCCCACAAGGATGTATCCCATACCGCGCCATTAGAGACTGTGTAGGTCGCCGATCCGGTTATGGCGTCATCCTTGAAGTCAACATCTATATCCGTGAGGAAGCTGATGTTTCCATTGACCGCCAACACTGGCCTGAACAGACTGAACCGCTTTTGCTGTGACTGGCTATCGAAGTAACTAAACGCAGTCTTGCCGTAAGCAACAATATCGTTTGAGCCGTCCACCTGTCCCGTCCATGCCTTATACACAGCCGTTCCTGACGTGTAGTACAGCTCCCCGTTGAATAGCGCGAAATCCTCTGCGTTCCATGCTGTGAACCTGCACCACGCCTTAGTAATGGTATTCATGGCGTATTGCTCGTGCGTACCGTCTTCAGCAACTGGAACATTCACGATCAACGCACTCTGAGCAGGATAGACAATTGACTTCCAGCCGAACGTCGAGCCGTAGTCCCTTGCCGAGCTGGTGAAGGTTGGCTCTATCTTGAAGGACAGCGCCATCTTGTAATCAATCGAAGCAGACTGCATTGCGGCAGACATAGGGAATGTCCCGTTCTCGGTCAGGATGATTAAATCCCCGCCGTACTGAGTCAGGCACCTTCTGCCTAGCGGCCTTCCAACGAAGTACGCCCCCACCTTTGCCCATGACGTAGCACTCGCTGGATTATTGCCCTGATAGACAATAGCTTCACCCTCTGACGTGACGAATACAGCAACATCGTCTTGACCGTCTCCAGCATCCCGCGTCCAGCTTGCCATTCCCACGAGATACCCGCCGCGCTTGCACTCAGCAGAAAGGTCTATTTCTGTTAATGCGCCTCCCGCCGCTCCTGCTGTCAGATACCAGAATGAAAGGCTGTCTTTCTCTATGAAAAACAAGCGCCCCTTGTAGACATTCAGGCCAATTATCTTTGTTGTAGTGAGGCCGGTCAGGGCAGGAGTTGAAGCAGCATCAACCGCCGTCCATGTTGTTCCATCGTAGTACAGGGGCTTGTCTACCCCGTTTACCATGATGAGCCAGTTACTTGTGCCGTCCCCGAACATAGACCATTGATACTTTCCGTTCGTAGGAGTGGCTACAGAAGCCCCCACAACCCCCGAACTTGATACGTCATACACTCCTGACGCAGTAGCACAGAACATCTTATTCGTGCCTGAGAGTGCGTTATAAACAGCCAGAGTCTTGCCGCTACCCGTCATGCCGGTTGCATGGCTTGCGTACCCGCCGCGTATCTCACAGTACGAGGTTTGGGGGAACCAGTTATCCAGAGCTACCGCGTCTATAGGCTTCATTTCCGCAAGTGCGTCCCTTGTGTTCCAGCCCCCTACGGGAGCGGGGATAGACTTGACAGAAGATACTTGTGATCTAAGCGCAGCACCTTTACCTCTTAACGGTGATCTCATAGCGCCCAACTACCTGAGGGGATAAACACGTTAGGCCCAACTTCACGCCTGTTGCCGTCCATGCTCAATACTCTCTTGCCGCCGTCACGCCCCAAGGCGTCCTTTACCTGCATCTCATAGGTGCGAAATAGCTCAGCGTAGTCCAGCCCCTTTTCTCTCAGCCAGCGCCAGCGAAGGCCCATCAGGAACAACTCTTCAGGGAGCAGGACGGTATCCGTATCCAGCGTAAAGTAGTTTTTGTAGGTCGTTCCGTCAGCCGCGAGAATCCAGTTTTTAGAGATGTACTCGAATGCCCATAACTCGCCAGCGGATGGGGTAGGGGTGACTAACAGCTTGCCGCCGCGCAAACGATAGAAGTACTTGGGGCCGGTACTGGATAGGGCTTTGGTTGCCTGCCATGACTCAGCATCTAACGGGCCTTCTATTCTCAGTCCGTTAGTCCTATTGAAGAACGTGCCGTCCTTGATGTATCTGTAACCATTAGTTGCTATGGACGTGATAGAGCCTTGATCCTCTGCCGCCGTGGTTGTGTGCGTAGCCTCAAGCGTCAACCCTTCCCACGCCCCACGCGAAGCAAGGTCATTACCTTCCTCTTCGATTAGGGCCGCTATCTGCAATACTTGCGCGTCACTGCTACCGAGTACTGTAGAGGGTTGGGGTAGTCCAGTCCTAAGACAGAACCGCTGCGCTATCGTTAGGACTGTCATCTATTACTCCGCAAGTGCTTTAATAATGGTGTCCCGCTTCATGGCGTGATGCGGGGCCTTACCGAACTTGGCTATATACTGGTTGCGCAGCGCATCATCTTCGTCAATTACACTAGAGATAACAGGTGCCTGCGCTTGATTGTTCGCTGAATGGATGAATGTTTCCATCTGCTTCGCAAGGGCTTCTACTTGGCTTTTCAGGGCTTGATTCTCAGCCTTCAACGCCGCGTGTTCCTGAGTAAGCATCCCCTTATCCTCAAGCTGCCTAAGCCATGCGGTAGCCTTGTGTTTCAGGTCTACGCCGCCCATTCCGATACGCCGGATGCCTTCATCGTTGAGTTTGGCTAAATCCTCTACCGTGAGGATACTGAGGCTAATGAGGTTCTTTGCTTGAGCTGGACTGATTACGCCCCATCCTTTAATTGGAGTGCCGTTTACAGGGATTTCCTCTCCGCGCTTCCAGTGTTCGTAACTCTCCTTGTATCTCTCCAGCCACGCTTGCGGCATACGGGACTCCCTTACGCTTCTATGCAGACTCTTGAACCATTCGTCTACGTTGTGAACCATTACGTCACGCGATCCAGGCGGCGTAATCAGCGCAACGTCTACATCCTTTTCCATGTACCGGCCTTGCTCAAGACTTGCATTGCGATCTTCTATCCCGCGACGTTCAAAACGAACCAAAGGGGGGCGCTCAGTCGTATCAACCATTCCAACTACACTCATTCTGTCTCCTGTTAGGCTTTGCGGTAAGCTCTGTAAGAACT